ATATACATGGCTCCCAAATTATCAGAAGAACGACCATTTATTGCAATGGCTAAACCAGTTGCAGAGGCAGCTACGACATTCAAAGGACTAGACGGGGTTGTCGTCCCAATCCCGACATTGCCATTAAAATAGTTATCCGCCGTTCCGTTTGCGTAAAAATTCCATTTGTTTGAAGCAGAAGCAAGGTCGCTGTAAAACCCGTAAGAGTTTGTAACAGTTGCCGCGCCATTTGAACCAAGTGTGCTGTTTGCCTTAAAACCATATTGGTTTGTTGCCGTAGAACCCGCCCCACCAGTTGGCGGGTTTGCGAGGAAATGGACAAGGTCTGTTGTTGTAAAAGAAGCGTTTGCAAGAGCAATATTTGAGAAATAAGCTGCCGCAAGAGTAGTCACGCCTGATTGGACGTTGCCATTAATGCGCTGACCGTAAGCAGAAGTTGCGCCTGTTATATCTAACGGAACAGCGAGACCAATGAATGTAGTCGCATTTCCGCCAAATCCCCAATTCCCTGTTGTTCCGATTGTTCCAGCCGTAACAGCACCATTGTTGCCGACTTTAAAAAGAATTTTATCTGTCGTGCCAACACCGGACGTTGATTGAAGCGTCAATGACGAGGATGCCGTCGTGCCGCCAATAAGAAGCGGCGTTGTCAGCGATGTCGTCAGCGTTGGCGAGTTCGAATAAGAAGGCGCGGCACCAACTCCGCCAGAGATCAAAACGGATCCCGTCGCGACATCTGCAAGTTTTGACAAAGCTGTTGAGCTAGAAGCATAAAGCAAATCGCCAATTGTGTAGCTTGATTGACCCGTGCCGCCACTGGCCGCAACAAGCGTTCCGGCTACCGTGACGATGCCTTCTGTCGCAGTGCTTGGCGTCAGGCCAGTCGAACCAAAACTAATGCTATTCACGCCAGCCGTGACGGGAATGTTCTCTTGCCAAGCCGGAATTGTACCAGGGCTTGCAACGAGGATATAATTTGAGCCAGTCGGAGGAGTGATCGACTCAATAGGGTTTGTCCCGTCGCCGTACAAAACGCCGTAATTGTCAAACGTGGTGTTGCCAGTGCCACCAATAGAAACCGGAAATGGCAGAGTTCCGCCACCATTTGCTAAACTTACAATTTGACCAGTCGTGATTGACTTCGAAGTGCCGGATTGAACCCCGAGAAGCTGTTCGCTGCCGTCGATTGAGACCGCTTGCGGGAGATTTGGGATGGTAATATTGGCCATGATTAAATCCCCGTCTGAGGTATTTGAGCGTAATTGTATGGGAGGCCAACGAGCGCAGTTTTCACAAGCGTTGTTGACTGAAGCAAGCTATCCGCCGGAATGTCAACGTTTGCCTGATAGGAGAACTGCGTTGCCGAGCCCACCGTGACGCTGTAAAAACCATCTGCGTTATTGTTGGACAACCCATTGACAGCGACTTGGTCGTCCGTAGCCAATCCGTGAGCTGAAGAAAAGGTCATGGTCACGGTGCGCGTCCCTGTCGATATAACGGACAACGGAGACAAAATCACTCCGTACTCAACGGTTCCATTTAACGGCATAATTGCGTTTTGATCAAGCCCTATTGGTGGGCCGACCACTTGAGTGTTTGGAAAAGTTCCGTCCTCGTTAACAATTTTCGTGGTCGTCGGGATCGGAATGCCCGTGAATGGGTCGTAAACCGTTGCCTCCGAAATCGTAATGAAGTCGGTTTCCGCAGTGGCGTAATCTTGCGTGCGAGGGTTCTGGATTGGAACCGGATCCGCAGAAATAATAATCGCACGGAGTTGGTTCTGCGGAGTGTCATTGCAAGGATCGCAAACGAGGATCCGCTTGTTGATCAGGCTCGCGCCAGCGAAGTCAAACTGCCATTGAAGCCGCGAATGATTGTACAAAAAACCGCAACGATCGCAAATTGCAAACGCTTGAGGGCTTCTCGACGATACTGATGCGCGGCCATGAGGTCTCACCTGAAGTACCCTGAAATCATTGGAGAGATGTACTGCTGTGCTTGCTCGACGTTTTGTTCCGCCGCAACCGCATATGCCTCGTCCGCCAATGGCTTCAGCAACATTGCCTTCTGCGGGTTCCAAATGATGGCGAGCCGTTGCGCGAGCGCGTAGGCATATGCCTCCATCCACAAATAGGGGATCTCGACCGTTTGACCATTTGTCAACGCACTGTCTTGAATTTGACGAACGCAATAATATTTCAGGTTTTGTGCGCTCGTGCCGTCCGGAACAGGCCAAATGGTGACCGAAGGGCCAGCCGATCCGGTCGAACGGTTTGCCGAGATCAACCGATCAAACCAATAAGTCGTCGGGAAACCTTGCTGTTCTTTGTTCGGGTAGGACGCATATTCACTGCGGCTGATAGGGAGGATGATGCGGTCGATCGGGTTGCCGTCGCCATTGTCGATCTGGACATAAGCATCCAAAATCATGACTGTGTTTTGATCAACCGTATAAACCGACTGTCCCTCGACCAACGGCTCCGTGATAAGATCAACGCACCAAAGGTTTACGCCACGGTTCGACCAATTGCTCAGAACCATGTTGGAGGCCATACGGGCCGATTCCATATGCTCTTGAACAATCGCCGTGTTCCGCACCTCGCAGAGGTTGAACGCATAAAGCGTCAACTCACCGAGCGACGGATTGAATGCGTATGTGCCGCTCGTTGCCATGACATTTTACCTTAAATTAGAAGGAAACCATGCCAGATTGATTGAAGTTAACATGGACAGAAGCAGATGTATTCGACCCAGCATTGCTGATTAAACAACGAATCATGTTTGGAACACCTGCTTGGTTGGCGTTCTGAGCACTTGTCGCGGAAACCAAAGCTGCTGTTCCTGAATTTACCCACCGCGTATCTACATAATCTTCAGTACCAATGCCAAGTTGGGCATTGTTTGGGTTATCGCCGGAAAGCTGAATGGTGTAAGTTATTGCTGAAGACCCACCCGTATCAGTTTGGATATAAGTGCTGCTGTCGGCATAAGTATCCAAAAATACTGGGCGGCTCGATGCAACAGCGTTTGTGCCGATGCTTACGTTTCCCGCAGACGCGCCAGAGGCCACAACTGAAGTAACCGTTTTGAAATCATAAGCTGTGTAAGCTGTCGTTGTGTTTGCCCCCGTCAAAACTTCGCTCGCTGGCATATTGTTCCAGTCTGTTCCGGTGACGGTGAACGTAATCCCGCTATCGTTCCCAGCAGACGTGAACAATACACGCCGAGGCTGATCCAACGTAGCTGTTCCGCTACTGACCAAAGAACCATTCAGGGTTACTGTTCCAGCCGCCGCGATGGAAGAGGCTGTGCGGATATTTGTTGCGCTTGGTGCGGTATAAGGACCACAAACAACTTTTACAGAACGCATTTTAGCAACCCCATTTCCTGAGAGATTTATTGATCCTACTATCAGGATCGGCGGCAGTGGCAGCACCTGTCATCTTACGTTTCATGCCAGTCATGCGCTCACAAAATGATTTATGGCGCGGATTGTCCGCATCTTTGGTCGGAGCTTTCAGGTTGTGCCCTTCGGCGCGAGCCGCAGCTCTGCCTCGCTCATTCAAACCACCTTCAGGATTTTGATACTTTTTGAGCGTCATGCGAAACCCCAAGGTTGAAGGAGAAGGGGGAGCCGAAGCTCCCCCGACTTTTTAGTTCATTTCAAGACCAGAGCGGCCCTTTGGAGCCGTTCCTGCGTGAGCAGACGAAAGTGGGTTCATGTTCGAACCCGTGCGCCCACCAGCCTTGCGTGGCATCCGGTCAGCGCGAGGCATTGATTTGCCGCCCATTGCTTTGCCGCCATGCTTCTTGGCCTTGGCTTCCTTCACGACGTTCGAAGAACCGCCTTCGTAAACGTCGGACGGAGCCTTGTCCATTGCAAAATTCCCTTTCTTAGGGGAATTCATCTTACCCTTATGACCCTTCATGGCCCTAATCCTTATGCTTGGGTTACACCGAACAGGCCCGCAGTGGAACCCATATTGGCTGGAAGAACAAACTGACGAATGGCAAGCCGCTTTGCTGCGTCTGTCGCTGATTGCACGGCGTAGGTTCCACGAACATCACCTGTGGTTGTTGTTGCAGGACTTGTGGTCACTGCCGCAACATATGCCGTATTCGCTGTGATCGCAGCAGCGTTGCAGTAGATGGCTACATCGCTAAAGAAATCAGAGCGGATTGGGAGACCAAAGATATCAGTTGTGCCAACGCTATAAGTAATCGCATTTGTAACGTTAGGCGTCACAGAAGCAATATACTTAAATGCTTTTTTGCCGTTGGTCGTGGTCGCTGTCGTCGTGCTTGTCGGGACAGTAATTGCTTCACTCATTGGTACGCCATAAATGTCGTAACCAGAAACAGTAAAGATAACTGCTGCCGTTGATGTGCCAGAAACTGGAACAATACTGACCGCCCGAGAAACAAGAGCCTGTGGGTTCCAGAGATAAACGGAATTAGTATCGCCGAAGGGTTGACCAAAAGCGTTTGGCCCCAAGGCGGCTTGTCCCGTTATTGTTGTGGAACCAACAGTATCGTCCCCAGCAACAGTGTAAGTTCCGGCTCCACCAGGAGGACCAGTAAGCTGGTTCACGATGGTAGTTCCAGAATTTACGCCAGTTCCAGTCAGTGTCATCCCGATCGTAATCGCCCCAGTCACGGACGATGCTGTCAGGATGTTACTTGCCACAACACCCGTGAAGGATGTGAAACCATCAAGCAGCAAAAGGCCAGTCGCTGTTACACCAGTATTGTAGTTGATGCACGATGCGCTAACCGAAACACCTGTTGTCGTCGAGTTTGCCGAAACAAGTGTCATCGCTGTGTTGGCCGTAGTTGCTGCGGCTGCTGCAATCGCAGCAGAGCCGAGAGCGTAAGGAGCGGCACTGATGGTCTGTGTATCCGAGGTTGCAAAACCAGCAGTAAACGCACCGTAGTTTTGTCCTGGGACGTAGTTGAAGTTAGGACGAGGGTCAATCCGGCCTACCCCACCCCAAAAGAGGGATGGGCCAAGCTGTGGGTTGTAATCCGTCACGTTTCCAATGGTGTTCTGACCAAAGGAGATTACGGGACCAGAGAATGCTGAAATAGCCATGTTGCAGTCTCCTATGGATTACGAGGTTGGGAATGAGCCGAAGATCGAACGCCAGTTGTAGTAACCGAAGGAATAACGCTCGTAGCCCTTGACCAACAGGTTGTCAGTAACGAAGTCAACCTGCATATCGGTTTCGAACTTGATACGTTCCATGTACGACAGACCGTCAATGTTGGTCAGCAAAAACCAAGCATAAGCGGAGGTGAGGAAGTCGTTAACCATGTAGCCTTCGCTGAGACCACCAGCCGTTGTCATGATCGCGTTCACATCGTTGTCCGCAGTACCTGGACGCAGTTCGGTCTTCGTCAAACGAATTGCGACTGGCTCAAGCTGAGGAGGAACGACGAGCTTGCGACCACGTGCGAACACCTTCAATCCAGCCTGATCTTTGAAGTTCGTCCGAATAGCAATCATGCTGTTCAAGAGCGTTGCTTCATTGAGGTCAACCTGAACCGATGGGGTGTTTGCGACGGTGCTGCCGTCAATTGGATGCGCCGTGGAGCAAAGTGCCACACCGTCACCGCCAATCGAAGCGTTGTAGGTCGTTGCTGTGTTCAAGACGTTCGCGCCATAAATTTCCTTGGTCTGGTGGAAAGATTCCGTCAGGCCGAGGTTAGATGGTTGGAACTGGGTCTTGTAGAGGTTGTCATCGATTGCTTTACGGGTGATCGCGTAACCGAGAGCGATTTCGGTGTGCTCTTGGTTGTAGATGAACCGTTCACCAGCACCCGAATCAAATGCAGTCTGACCACCTTCGGTCTTCAGCTGCGCAAGGCCGAGGTAGCGCATTTCAGCGGTACGCTCGAGAGCCATTTTTGAATCGTGCTTTGTGAAGATCTTGTCGTACTGAGATGGGATCATCTCGTACTTGCCTTCGACGCCACGGAGACCTGGAAGGAGAAGGTCTCTGATCTGTGAGAGATTAACAGCCATAATACCTTACTCCTCAGCTAATGCCAGTTGGGCCTGCACCGTTCGACCGGAAGATTTCGTTATTGAATCCTACGATGACATTGCAGTACTGGGTTGTTGGATCGCCGCCGTTGTTACCGCTAATCTGGTAATCAACAACAATGAATGGGAACGTGACGGTTGTAGCAACGGACGAAAGGTATGCACCTGAACGACCTGTCGAGGTATTACCTGAACCGATTGTAAACTGTGCGTACTGACCAATGATGCCCGAAGTCATCGTGGTTGCTGTGCCAGTCATCGGTGCGCCAGCGAAGCTCGTCTGAACAAGGAACCGTGAGTTTGGATCATCAATGACGTAGGCTTCTACGTCACCAGTGGCTCCAGAACCAGGCCAATACGAAGACCAAACTGTGCGACCGAGGGAAGTGTTGAGGTATTTGCAACCAACAAAAATACCATCAAGACGGGTTGTACCAGCGGCACCTTGAGTTATGTAGCCGTTAGCAGTGCTAACAACAGGCATGACGGGGTCGCCAGTGTAAATGGGTGTCGTGTTACCAGAAGCGATTCGGCGAGTCGACTGTGCAAAAGTCGGAGCTCCACCTGCGCCGCCCTGATACTGCGTGAAACCGAAATAGGCAGCAGTGTTTGCCATGACGGGATTCTCCTCTCAGAGAGTTTCCATCATCGCACACCGAGGCGACTGTGAAACGGGACAAAATCGAATCTTCCACACCGAGGGAAGACTATTGGGTATTATGCCTGAAAAAATACAAATGAAAAGGGGCAGATGTTTTTATTTTCTGCCCCTTCAATTATCAATCGTTCGGGATCGGCATCGGCTCGTAACTTTTTTTAAGTTTTGGAGCCATTTTCGAGTCGTCGCGACCCAGCAGTCCATCCGAGGATGTAAGCTGGCCTTCTTTAATTTTCACCTGACGGCGAGCCATGAGCAAATCTTTCGCCCGAGCATCGAGCGTGATTTCTTCAGGCCGCTCCATCAAAATCATACCTTTTCTTTCAATGGAACCTTCCGCTCCAACATGCATCATGTCCGGATGGCGTTCAACCGGAACAGGCGTCCAACCCATCCGCCGAACATGGTTCATATGCGAAAGATCCTCCATATTCATCGAGGATTTGCGCTTCCATTCATACGACCAACCGTCCGGAGCAGGCGGCGCAGCAAATTCATCCACTCCATCATCAAACGGCGACGAATTACCACGGATTTCAGCAGCACGCTGCGCGGCCAAGGCTCTTGGGTCGTCTTCACGCAGCGATGGGCGAACTTCGCGACGATTTGCAGCTTCAACATTCTTCATTTCGGTATCTCCAATCAATTCAACTTGCCTTCTTTGATCAAGGCGGATTTGTTTCGGGCATATTCCTGATCTGTCATCCCCATCAGGCTTGCCATCTCACGTTCCTGAGAGTTTAAACGCACAACATTCGGCTTTGTGCCGGAATTGGTCGTCGGAGAACGCGAAACGGGAGCTGCTGGGGGCGCAGAGCGGCGAGCTGTTGGGGCAGAAGCACTTGACAAGGCGGAATCCTCTTGTTGAACGAAACGACGCGACTGAATTTTCAACGTATCTTCAATCGTATTGAAGTAATCGTCTGAATCAGCCTCAATCCCGTCCGCAACCGCGAGGTTGTGGGCCGCAATCATCTTCTGATAGAGGCGAGGGTTCGTTGCATACTCCGGATGAGACCTGACCCAGTCCGCAGAACGTCCCGAAAGCTGAGAAGCAAGGGCTTCGACGGGGTCGGAGGGAGCTTGAGGCTGGTTTTTCAGCTCCTTTACCCTGTTTTCGTACGCATTCCGGCCCTGTTCAAGCTGCATTTTCTGTGCAGAGGTCTCCGACATCTGCATTTGAATGTCAGCAGCCGCTTCATGGTCGCCGGATGAGAGCGCATCTGCATAAGAACGTTTTAATGCGAGCTGATTCGACTTCACTGTGTCGATTGCGTTGTCGATCAGCCGGAGATTCGTGTCATCGACCTCGCTTTTGGCAGCAGTTGCCTGTTCCGAGGCCTGTTTCATCCGCCTTTCAGCGTCCAAACGAGCCTGACGCTCTTCCTCGAGCTTGAATTTCAGCTCTCGAATGCCGTCCTCGGCTGAAATTTCATCCCTCGGGTGATCTTCAACCTTTTCCACCTGAATGTCTTCAGCTGGAACTTCATTCTCGAGCGGTTCAAGCACCAACTCAATATCATTTTTATCGTTTTCTGACATTTTGGCTCCTTACCAAACCTGATCGACATCTAAAATGCGACCTTTGACATTGACATCATTCAAAATTTTGCAAGGAACGCTATTTATCGTGATTGTCCAGCCGTCCGATGCTCGAGAAACGAGCCAATCGCCTTCATTAATGGTTACTTCTTTGAACCATTGACCTTCTTCGTCTTGAAAAGCAGTCGGGCCTTTTTTCAACACAAGGCCAACCTTGCTTTGATAAATATCTTCGTCGACTGTTTGATCAGTCAAAATAATTCCGCTTTTTGTTATCTTTGGTCGGAGATAAAGCGCAACAAGAACTTGGTTGTTGAACAATTCAAAATCAGAAATGTCTCCAACCTGCTCAACGAGCAGCTCTCGAGGATCTGTTTCGTGGTACATCTTCATTGCAGGCATGTCAGTTTTCCCCTCTGACTGTTTCGCCATCGGCAATTGCCTTGGCTTCGTTCACAAATTCAAGTGCAAGCGAAAGCCCTTGAACTTTTCCGACTTGACGCTGGTATTCATCGAATGAAGATGCCGAACCAGCGGCAAGATTGTCTCGGATGCGTTCGTATTCCGCTCCGATCATTCTTTTCAACTCATAACTGAGTTGATGCGTCGTATTTAATATCATTTCAGACCCCTCTGATTATCCCCTCTGTTAATTGTTGGGCCGGACACCACAGAGGGGTGAAAGCGTCCGGCCCTTTTCACGGAATTGCTTCCGAGAACTTATTTTGGCCCAGTCAGACCGTAAGCCTTAACCTTTTCCAACCGACCCAAACCTCCGCCAGCAGCATGATCAATGACGTGGGTCGCACGACCACCGTATCTCCGTGGCATCATTCCTGGAGGTGGCATCATTCCTGGAGGAGGACCGCCAGCTCCTGGAGGCATCATTCCTGGAGGTGGCATTGGAGGACCACCTTGAGGCATTGGAGGTGTTCTCGGGGACATTGGAGCAGGAACTGGTGCATTCGGCATCATGCCGCCGCCAGCAGGGCTCCCGTGCGCACCAATGATGATATTGATGTGCGTCTTGCCCTTGCCTTTGCCAACTTTGCCGCCCTTTGCGTGAGCTTTGCGACCGCCAACAACTCCAGGAACCTTGGTTGTTGAGTTGCCAGAGAACACGCCGCCGCCGCTGTATTTCATTGTGCGACCGCCGCACTGTTTGCATGAGCAATCGGCAGCATGTTCCGCTTTGCCGCCCTTCTTCAAGCCCTTCATGGACTCCTGCTTGTCGTGCTTGTCATCCGCTTCCGAGGCTTCCCATTGCTTCATGGTCATGCCGCGCTTGGCAGCGAGCTTCTTGTCTTGGGCTTCATCCTTCGCGGAGCCTTCGAACTTGACCTTGCCGCCGCGCTTTTGCGCCATAACCCCAACCAAGTCGCTTGGGTTTGATTCCTGAGCTTTGCGGACTTGTTCTTTTCTAATTATGTCACGAACATCATCACGCTTTTCACTAAGACCCATCATTGGATCCCTCATTGGGGAGGGTTGCGGCTTTGATTTTGGCTGGGCAAGATCCGTGTTGTACATTTTGCCTTTGTATTCAAACGTCTTTGGCCCACCCTCGAGCATTGCTGCACGACCTGCTTTGAACGCTTCGCCGAATGAACCGCCGCTAGCTTTGTGGGTACGACCGCCCTTTTTGTAGCCAGTTTCAGAAGCCGTCCGGTCGTAGTTTTTAAGATCAGAAGCAAATTGCTTCCGTGCCATCATCCCTTCTTTAGGGCTGACGCGCTTCGAGGCAAAAGGGTTAAACTCGCCACTCGACGCGGCAATAGACTTTTCTTGAGAATCTTCCATCTTGCTCTTGGACTTCGCGTACTCTGTGCCCTCAGAACGCATGCCGCCATTTGCTTTGCGAACAGCTCCCCCCTTCTTCATCGCCCCTGCAGCACGACCCATCATCTGGTTCTGCTGATTGATTGGGTTCTCGCCGATTGGGCCACCGCCAAATTTCTTGGCTTTGCCGCCATGCTTCAATCCGCCAACGTGCGCCTTGCCGCCTTCGCGGACTTCATTCGCCATCTTCTGATCACGGTTGATCAGGTTGTCAGGAGTGAGGTAGCGTTCTGCACGACCGCCCGACTTGCGGGGCATCCGGTCAGCGCGATTTGCCGCCTTCATACCATCCGCTTTGCCAACGACTTTGCCGCCTTTTTTGTATGAGCGCTTGCTCAATGGACGCATGCCAGTTTGAACATCAGTGTTCAATGGCTCGGAAGGCGACCAAGTTGACGAGTCAACCTTTTTTTGTGGGTCGGTGGAGGAGAGGCGTTTTGCCTTTGCCTTCATCGCAGAACGTACAGTTTTGGCGGAATATTCCATGGTCGTCTCCGGAGGTTGCAATTACGGGCGTCCCCGCATGCCGCGAGAGGGGTAATCAGAGCCTCGCGGCAGAGACCTGATTTTGCTGAGGGCGACCTCGACAATCGGACTATTATGTTCTGTTTTTGTCTTTTTGGCAATGGGGCTTTTCACCTCGCCGCCAGATTTGTATTCCTCAACTTCTTGATAAGTTCCGTCCGGCATCAACACCCGTCTCCGAGGTTTGCGAGGCTGAACAATCGGATCACGGCGATTGTCGCTGGTCATTGGAGCAGGAGGGTTGCCGGAGTTGCCCAGAAAATCCAACCAACCGCCGCTGTTCCCGACAGGGTTCCCAAATTCATCATTCTTCGCTTCGAAGCGCGAATTGTCGGGCTGATTGAATTGATTGCCGAGGTACCTTCCGCCAATCGCTCCGATCGGACCGAGCGCAATTCCGCCCAAAACAGACCCAATGTTGCCGCCCATGTTGCCGAAGAAACTATCGTCTCCGCGCTGAGGAGGCATTGGTGCGCCGCCGCCGCCAATGTTGAAACGATCATTGCTGTTGTCGGGACGGTTGTCGGGGCGATTGTCGGAACGGTTGCCGCCGCTTGGGTCAGCAGTTTGGGTACCGGAGCCAGCGTTGTAATTCCGGTCGGCATCGCGGGAGGTTGCCGCAGGGCGTGCTACGTCTGCCGCGCCACCTGGATTATCGCCAGTGCGAACGTCTCCGCCGTAGTCGTAGCCAATGCGACCGCCGCGAGCTTCGTTTATGTCAGGCTTCGACGGGTCAAAATCGCCGTTGTTGCCCGTCGCAGACTTTATCTGCTCCGGATCAAAGGCAATGTAACTGTCTTGCGCCTCGGGATAAACCTTTTTGAATGCATCGTCGCCAAGGTGTCTTAGATTTTCCGGACTTGGTCGTTTGCCTAAATCATTCAAACCTTCGCGACGGTTTAAGTAAACAATGCCGTCGTGGCCGTGTTCTTTTAAAGCGTTTTGAAGTGCCTCTTGTGGTTCAGAGTTTTCTAAATATTTAAAACTTTTTCCCACTATTTCTTTAGACAATTGACCCATAGCACGTCGAGGAGAAAACGAGCCGTAATCTTCCAAGCGAATTGGATTCTTGATGTTTAGGTGAACGGGGTACATGTGCCCACGTTGCTCGGGCTTGGATCCGGTAAAATAACCCGCTTGTTCTTTTGACCCAAAATGACTGCCCATCTCACTCGATTTGGTGTCAAACTCTTGGAAATCCCGCCTTTCATCGTCACCCTCATTAGGGTCTGTTTTATCAAAGATTGCGCGAGTGCCATGATAAAACACTTTTGGAGATCCGTCAGGGTTTTTTAAATCTGGGTGCGAGCCTTTGTGCCATGCCGCCAGATTCTCTTCACGCTGTGGATCATCATGAGGAAGCACCGCTCCGCCGCGCTTCCATGACTTTTGATTGTTCGGGATCGAGGCATTTGCTTGAGGCGTGGATTCAAAAATTGGCAGTTGATGAGCATTCATTGAAGATTGATTTCTTGCACGCCAATTATTTTCCATCTGATTTCGAGTTGCCGAGGGAAGATCTGCCCAAGCCTGCACAAGAGCATTACGCTCCGTGTCATTTTGAGGAGCATCAACTCCCATTGCATCCGCAACCTCAGCATGAGTTTGCATGGACCTTTGCATAGCTCCTTTTATTGGAATTTCAAAATTTTCGCTTGTTTTCCCAGCTTTTGGGTCGTGCATTTTCATCATTCTGTCAAGCGTTGGCTCGAGCTTTTCGTCGTAATATTCTTTAACTCCTGGCTGTCCAGACCAACGCTGGCTTTGAATATTGCCATTGCTCAAAACAATCCCATTATAATTGCCATCGGCCATCTCTTTGAGAAGCCGTTTCGCAGCAAGGTCTGTCCACTTTTTTGTGTCGGTGACGTGCGGACCTGCGGGAACGCTGTTATTTTTTAAATTATAATATTCATTCTCAAGTCTATATTGCTCATAGTTAAATTTTTTAACTGCATTATACAACGCTGCTCCTTCTGTATTAAAATAATCTTTGTCTACCAATTTATACCAAGCTTCGTCTGCCTTTCTATCTCTTATTTTATATTCTTCAAAATCGGTTTGAGCAATTTCGTCAGTTACGCCATGGGCGATTTCAAGATCTTTCCTTGCGGCTTTCTTCCATTTTCCAAATCTATCAGTAGCCTCTTCTGCTTCTTTTACAGCAGCTTGATATGCTGCTTTTGCTTTTTCCAACGCTCCTGGGTCGGAAAATCTTCCGCGACCTTTTTGACCCCAATCGCCTTGAACCTCCTCAGCATGAAGGTATTTTTTTCCAGGAGCAGGGCCGAATTGATTGTCATTCGGGTTATTTTGCCGCCACCATGAATGCAAACGGTCAAAATCTTCTTGCGGTATTTTATTTTTAACATGATAAAGCATACCAGCCCCAATACTTTTGGTCGACCATTCATCATTGTCAAAAGGAGCAATTCCAAAACTTTTAGAATAAAGATTTTTTACTTCATCGTCCGACATTGGCGGCGTTGGTTTAAAAACGTCTGCCAACCGCAAATGGAACAAAGGATTGTAATCCGAATAATGCGTGTCATATTGGAAAAGTTTCTTTTCCGGTTTCCACTGAGCGATAATTTCGCGATAGTTTTTGTTATTGCCAGACCCTTTCAGCGTGTAACCTTCATGGTTCGCTTGGGTCGCTTTGAGATAAGTTTTCAAAGGACCGACGCGATATACATTATATAAATGATCAACCAACTGTTTGTCAATGTTTTCGCTGTGGTAGCCTTGATCCATTAAATCATCTTTTAAATCACTTAACTCAGCACGTACATCATCTTCAGCGTCTCCAAAAATTTTTTTGAAAAGAACCGGATCAGCTAAAGCTTCTCCCGCAAGCAAATGTCTTGCGGAGTCAGGATCAATTTTTTCATTAGTATTTGGATCCCTAAGGTATCTGTTGTCTCGAACAACTTCTTCATAATCATCAAGGTTTGCGTTGTCCAAACGTTGCGCGACATCGTTTTTGCTAACGGTTTTCTTGCCCAAAGCAGGAGTCATGTCGGCGACTTTTGCCCATTGTAGCTCGTCTTCCTTCACGCCCTGCTGGTTTTTTAAAAATTTTACCCAATCTTCTGGAGGCATCGCTTCTTGTTTGGCGTTTCTTGCGACCTCTGCCGCATGAGAATAAACCCCAAGCGCATTTGTCCGCCGCATTGGAGGCTCTTCAGGAGGATTATTATGACCAGCCCCAGGAGCGACGACTTTTTGCGGAGGAGCTTCTTCCCTCTGAGCAACGATTTTGCCCTGCTCGGCGATTTGCTTCGTGTAGAAATCGTAGTCAGGGGAGCCTTTTGTGTATTGATTGCGTTGCTCGATCAGTTCTTTTATGTAAGCCTGAGCCTTTGCACGACGAGCCGCGAGGCTTCCGCCATCTTCTTTGTGAATTGGGCCGCCGTCCGAAAAATATTTTGGCCCATCATCATGGGTTTCTTTTATTTCTTTCACCCAACGATCTGGGATTTCTTCGTATGTTGTCCCAACATATGCACCTTTTGGGTTGGGGTGTTTATTCATAAAATCAATAAACGGATCGTCGTGGGTCGACTCATCGTCGTCACCTCCGTAGCCCATGTCCGGAGAAATATGTTCATAATGGCTGGCAGGAACTCTAAATTTTGTTGTTGTTTTGTTTTTCGACGTAACAAAATTCGATGGCGCATCAATCGCAGCAAAAACTCCATATTCCCCCTGAAGTCTATTTTTCCTTATGGATTGGCCTTTATGTCCAGGAGTTTCGTGGTGCAAAACGATGCCGTCGGGATAATGCTTTTTCAAATAATTTATGAAAAGCTGTTGCTCCCTTGAAATACGACCACCGCTCTCTTTGTGAATGAGGCCACCATCAGATTTATTCGGAACGTCCTCGTCGGGCAAATCAGGGAAAAGGTCTGTTTGTTGTTGACGAAGCCCGTATTGCTGGTTTCTGTTTTTCAAACCATCAATCAATTCATCGTTATTTCCGAAAAACATATTCAATGGGCTAATTTCAGGATCCCTCGCTGAACGAAGGCCTATTGATCTGAGAAGCTTCGAGTATTCCTCGTCGGACATTGCTTTTGCGTTGAAAACCGCAGTTTGTTTATTCAACGCGCTCTTCTTTGGTCGACCGCCACGAGCGAGGCCGATCTTGATAGGCTTCATCGAACGTGCGAGGCGAAGGATGTCTTTTGTCATTGTGGGTTATTCCCTGTAATGGCGGGGATGACACTACCGAGGAGCCGAACAATCTCGTCCTCGCTTTCAGGATGCACGGCGAGGTTCTGCGCAAGATCAATCATTTGAATGCGCTCTTTCGCAAGCATTTCCTGCTCTTCGACTTGGCTGTCGCGCAGACCTTTTTGCATGTTGGCTTTCAACGAAGCTGCCTTGATTTGGGTGTCCATCATCTTGGCATCTGCGAGCTGCTTTTTGATTTGAATATCCGCAGCGTCCTTTTCGGTTGGCCCTTGCTGTTCGCCACCCGCGAGACCCTCTTGCTGTGCCTTGGCCATGTCGATCTGAAGACGTCCCTGATCCAACGCAATCCGAGCCTGAGCTTCGGCCTGTTTCGTGTCGGCATCCTGCTTCTTTATCTGCATCTCGGCCATTTCCTTCTGCATCTCAGGAGGAGGAGAGCCTTGCGCCTCTGGTGGGATCATGAACTGCTCAGGGTTCGACCAACCCACCGCCTTCAACGCCGCCGTGTCAATCGCGATCGGGTCGTAGAGCGTTGGGTTCGAGGCCTGAATTTGTTTCAACGCCATGATCTTCATCAACCGTTGCGTCTGGCTCGCGGTGTTTGGGTCAGCTTGAGGAACGAGGTCGACCTGATTCACGCCACGCAGGAAGGTTTCCTGATCCCAAGCACGAGCTGGCTTGCGGTTCTGTTGCCAGAAGCTCTCAGGGTTCTCCTTGAAACAACGCACAAGCATCGCGAACTCCTCGGCCTGAGAGGCATGCATCCGCTTGTGAACAGCATTGAGAACCTTGGTGGCTTGATCGATCATGGCGATTGTGGTGCCGACAGGAGCGTCCGACCGACCTTCGCCCACGGCTGCTTCGGCTGTGCCGCCGAGGCGCATGCCTGTTTGGGCCATGTTCTCGATGAGGGCCATCAATGTCTGAGACGGTTCTTTGTATGGCAGAGGCATGATGGCTTGATTGATTGGCATACCGCCTGTTTTCACCAACGCTCCGCCTCCAGGAGGCACACGGAAGATGTTCGTGTTCTGCCTTGCGCCAGTGTCGGCATACAAAAATCCAGGGAAGTTGGCATACATTCCCGCATCCAACAGCTCTCTTTGCGCGGCAGTGATGGCGTTGGTCGTGTTGCCGAGCACATGCAAAAGCCCGAGGTCGTAGAACCCCATCCCAGGGATGAACGTGTATTTCACGAAGTTCTGGCGCGACTCAGGAAGCTCTTTAGTGTCCTCGTCGTAGTTCCGAACAATCGACAACACCTGACGGCTGCTCACGTCAATCGTGACACGGTAAGGGATCTCGAGCCCAGTCTCTTGGCCCTTGAGGGTGTGTTCGAAACCAACAATGTCCAGCTCGCAATAGCATTCGTAAATCTCGCGATCACGATCGTCGGGGTTCATCTGGTTTGCGGCGATGCCCTGCTGCGCTTTCATCTCGAGCTGCGCAGAGTCGAGGCTGACTTGTTTCGGGGTGCTCAGGGCGATGTCTTTGTAAGCTCCCAGGATCTGCATCCGCTTCACTGTCGATGGCCGCATGTAGATGCGGTGCGTCGCACGGCTCGCGTTGGACAAATCGGTCGCAGCGTTGTTGACAATGAGGTCGTCCGCATCGACCGACTCACTCACAGGTCGGTTCCGCAACGGACAGAAGTAAACCTTCTTGAATGAGGTGCCGCCGAACCCAAGCATGAACAGCATGCGGTCGGTGTCGGGGTAGTATTCCCGTGCAGTGCTGGTCAAATAATGGTTCAGGTCTTTTTCGAGATCGTTGGCCAACGTGTCGGAGTCGAGGGTTGCGTTATTGTTGTCCTCGCGAACCTTCACTGGGCCGTCCGTGGGCAACAGCTCGGAGCGTGCGTTGGCCTGAAACCGGAGCACTGCCTCGAGCAACAGGGGATGACGCACCTTGCTCATGCCTTCGACCGGAGCACCGTCCGCCGCACCTGAGATTCCAGGGAGCTCAATCCTCAGCCCGAGGAGTTTGATGCCCTGAGCACGATCCTCGATCCACTCCTTGCGGGAGTCGAGGTCGTCATTGATGCCCTTCAACAACTCCTCGGAGATGCGGCTCAACTCGTTTTCGCCGATCTGATCAACGAGGTTGTCGAACCAACCCGCTGGCCCTTCATCCTCGGACTTGCCGAGCGGCGCACCGTCCAACGTCAACGTGATCGAGCCATCGTCATGCTCAATGGTCAAAAGGTTGCCCTTTTCATCCATGGTCGGTTTGTCGCCGCCTTCTTCCGCCAACTCGATCACGATGTCATCCTGCGGAGCACCAATTGGCGGCTCTTCAGCAGGGAGACGGAGGTTGGGGCTTAGTCCTGGGAGCAATGCCATTGTTCAGTTCCTTCAAACAGCATAAAGCGGTGGAGGTGAAGCACCTTGATGCTGGCGGCTTCGTTCGTTGTCGTCCTGAGCTTCTTCGGGTCGCTGTATCATGCCTGTTCTTCTCAAATAACGCAAGGCCATTGAGATGGTGTCAACAAGATCATCGTGCTTGGCTTTTGGGAAGCTGACAGCTTGGGTGATGACTTGATCTGCCCAGCTTTTGTCGGGTGCATAAATCAGCCCCTCCGAGAAGAAATGCTGAATGGAATAGAGCCTTGCGGTCTTGTCGATGGACTTCGGGTCGTCGAGAATGACTTGGAAACCCTTGTGGGAATACAATCGCCTCAGCTCCTGCGCAACGGGATAACCCGCCGCCTTGTTCTCGATCAGGATGGTGTCGACTTTGAAACGTTGGACAGTTTGCGCCACCTTCTGCACGGAGTCCGCCAACTCGAGCCGCTCCTGCCACGCATAGATCAGCATGACCTTTGGGTGCGGCTGTTTGTAGGTCCGCTCCATCATGAACCCTTTGCCTGTGCGGTCGAGAGAGCGTGATGCCTCGGCAACCGGATCCTCGGAGAACACTCCCCACACCGTCATTGCGGTGAAGTCGTTCTCGGTTTTCAGGGTGTAGGCCGTGTCGAGGCTGGCAATGATGTAATCGAAAGATGGGAAGTTGTCATTGTCCCAGAGCTGCCACCAATCGCGCTTGATGATGCCGCCATCGGCAGGTGTTGGGGTTTGCTGGAATTGGCCGGAAACAGCGAACGTTCCCATGGTGCGTTTGTCACGCTCCACAACGTGCTTGGGGAAGCGTTCAGGGAACAGAAGCTCGCCAAGGGCTTCCCGAGGATCTTCGGCTCCCAGGAGCGTTGGAAAGGCTCTGGAGGGATCGTATTCCATCGGCAGCATGATGTGGTCGTAGCCCAGCTGCTTGGAGAGGATGATGCCACTGACATCTTCCTCATGCAGACGCTGCATGATGACCACGATGGCTGACTTGTCAGGGTTGTTCAAACGTGTCGGGACAGCGGTTTCGAATGTGTTCACGGTCGACTGACGCATCTGATCCGAGTGCGCAGAGTCCACGGAGTGTGGATCGTCGATGATGACCCTGTCGCCACGAGCTCCGGTCATGCCTTCGAACGCGACAGCCTGACGGAAACCAGTTTTTGCATTCTCGAACTTGGTTTTTGCGTTCTGGTCGCCTGTCAGCTTGACACGGTCGCCCCAACGCTTTTGATACCATTCGGATTGGATCAATCGGCGCATCTTCGTCGAGTCGCGAATGGCGAGGTCGAGGCTGTGCGATGCACAAACATACCTCAGGTGCGGCATATTGCGCGGCCCCCACTCCCAAGCTGGCCAGAACACATTGGTCAACAAGGACTTCATCGCTCCTGGAGGAACGTTGATCAACAGACGATTGTAGTATTGCTCGTCGTCGAGCATCAACTCGTCAGTGATCGCAGTCAAATGGTCCGCAATCAGGTCGATGTGCCAGTTGTGGGAATAGGGCTGTCCAGGTTCCACAACGTGCCATGCGGCCTTGATGAACTCAACGAAGCTCTCTTCGCAATCGGCCTTCTCAATCTCAACCAACAGCTGTTCTGCTGAAAAGCTGTCCAACAACTCGCCAATGTCAAATGATGCGTGCTTCATTCGGCGTTCGGCTTCAGGTCAATTTGCTTCATGATGGCTTGACGCAGCTGATCCCGAACTTGGCTCGGGATTGCGGTGAAGTCGATCTTTTGCTTGATGTCGACGGTTGCGTAGGTTTCCTGCAACACACGCAAGCCGTATTTCTTCGGTGCGAGCTTCTCGTTGTGGTATTTCCGAGCATCATTGATGTTGCGTGCTTTGGCCGGATTGTTCTCGGTTTCAGCAACGTCGATCATGATTTCAACGTTCACGTCTGCTCGGATCTCAATAGCTCGCGCGTACTGTTTTTCGAGCATTGGGTCTTGCGACACATACCACAAAAATGTTGCAGGAGATGGAAAACTCTCTTTTGAGTCACGACACACTCGGATCAAGCTCTCGCCTTCAGATATACGCTTGATTATTGCGAGCAACGCTTCAGTGCGGACTTCTTCATCCGACCACACACTTTTTCGAGTTTGAATTGGAGTCAAAGTTCTTGGCATAATTCCCTCACCAATAAGACAAGGGAATTATGCCTGATAATTCAGAAACAGCAAATCGAAAAAATCAAAGTCCTATTCCCAATCGAAATTCCAACCAACTCCACAAAAAAGAGTCAAAATCATCCACCGGAATCTCGAACAATGATTTGGCCATAACAGGCGACTTCAGCCCAGCTCCTGCTTTGCCGTAACAAAAGAAAATCCTCGTCGGAGTTTTGCCCTCGCCAACACCCACCATGAACAAACTCATGCCTCCTGCATCCGAGAACTTATCATGCCAGTTGATCTGAGATGCACGAACATTTTTTGTCTTCAACACCTCCCCCATCAAAACACCAACCTTCAACTCAATCGGCACCAACGCTCCCCGCACCATAACTTGAATATCCGGAATGCCAATCGTCGCTCCTCTGCGAGGCTCGTAACTATTCAACCAACCAGACCAATTTTTCTTGATCCACAACTTAAATTGACGCTCTAACATGACTTACCTTTCGTTCCCGTTCCGTTCTCCAGTTTCCGTTTCCGTTTTAATCCTTATTTCAGCTACTCCCCTCCTTTCTCTCTCTCTCTCTTAATAGAGTCACAACAGAGGAAATAAAGGTTAAAACGGAAACGGTAACACTGAAATCATTGACGAATTTTGATTTCGCGTTTTTGACCCCCAAAAATCAGCCCTTTTTCCGCCCCTCGTTTTTTGGGGGGTCGATTTCAGAATGGTCGAAGATCTCCGTCCAAAAGAGCCATGACGGATGGTCCGACATCATCCTTTGGTACTCCATTTCGCACTCTTTCGCCGTTTTGAACACCTCAATCGTCTGCGATGGTCCATGGTCCTTTTGGCACCCTCTCAGCGCATATGTCAGAATTTGCGTCATTACTTCGACCTCCCCGTTGGTTCAACAATGACGGTCGTAATCCCCGCCTCCAAGAACATTTGTCTTGCGATTTTGAAATGATCCTCCCAATCTGGACGATGCATAACAATAGGAAAAACCACCGTTTTGATTCCAGACTGAATGATTGCCGCCGCACAGTTGGCGCACGGATGAAGCGGCGACACATAAAGCACATGTTTCTGAGTCATTGGTTCCTTGGCGGAGAGGATTGCGTTCAGCTCCGCATGCACGGTCATCATATATTTCGTTGGCCGATCGGCGTAGCGTTCTGGAGCGTCGTCCACGCCCCTCGGAAAACCATTGAACCCAACGGAGGCGATTGTCCTATCACCCCGCACAATGACCGCCCCAACTTTGGTCGAGGGGTCTTTCGACCAACTCCCAACATGCGCCGCCAGCTCAAGGAACCGATAGTCCCATTTATTAATAACATACATCCCTGTCATAGCTTTTTCCTTTTAATGGTAACACCGCAACCGCTCACCGATATCCATCACGAAGTTCCTTTTTAATTTCTCTTTTGACGGCATTGCGCTCTGCACTCCAGAATACTTTCTTCCAATCCTTCAGATGATCCCACCACTGCGGTGCAGATGTTAGAATGCCTTTCTTTTTTGTTGCCATCACTTATACCCCGCTAGCGCGTCAACAACGATTTCATACGTCTTGTCGTTGATCTCGCGCTCGCTATATTCATCGCCGCTATTGTGCAGCTCGTATATCCGATCTAACCCTTTGCGGAACCGCGCCGCCATTTTTGACAGATTGTGGATGGTTTTAGCGTCTTGCATTTCATCGTCCTGAAGAATCTTGAGTTGCAATTGTAACTTACTGATCTGTTCAGCGATATCTGTCATAACGGCACCATCCCGCATCGCCCGTAGGTCATGCTTGTCTCTTTTTTCCAAATGTTAGGCCCAGTGCGTTCGTTCTCCGGTATCGGAATTTGATACTCATGCCAACGCCAAGCCATGCAAGCATATGTCTCACACCTAACTTCATTATCGCTGTCTCTAGACATAAACGGACAACATTTTCTTCCGGCCTCTTCGTGTGTCATATAATTCTGATCTCTAGCCATCACTCTTTCTCCTTCAATGCTTCACGGGCCTTGTCGCCACGATCTTCTTCAATGATCGCGTCTACTGCAGGAGCATAAATTTCCCTCTCTGCGTAAAATCGCAATGCTTCCCGCAACCTCTCATTCTCTGTGTTCAATTTGTTGAATTCATCAACAAGATTAATTGTCTCAACGGTTTCCATCACTCTTTCTCCTTTTTTGGGAAGATGCCATAAGTTCTCCTCAGCATCATAATCTCCTCGACGTACCGCTCGCACTCCTTAATCAATCGTTCTCTTTCCTCTTTGAAATTTTTTATTGCTTCCAACATGAATGAAGTTCTGGTTTTTGCATTGATCACTTCACCCCTCAAAAAGTTTATTTCCATCTCCTGTTCAGTCATCACTCTTTCTCCTTTAGTGCTTTTTGTGCAATCTCAACAGCTTCCATAAGAAGCGATAACAAGTAACCCTCGGCGGCGGTCATGGGTTGAGGTATTCCTTCAGACCCCGCATACACTTCATAAATTTCCCGCAGTGCTTCCCGCAACCGCTCGATCTCGTCAATCGCTGGCAGAAACACATCAGAATAGTCGTTGCCAAAAGTCATCAGCAGGTCGTTGCTCCGCTTTAGGGTCACTACAATGTCTTCATCCATCACTCTTTCTCCTCCAACATATTAGCTATGTGTTTATCAAACTCCTCCTCTGAGTAGTCTGGGTTAAGCCTAATCATGTAAATCCGAAACAATGCAATGATGATGCTTTGATTTGTTTTCAACCGTTCAATTTCTTTCTTAGCTTCGTCTCGTTCAATTTGCGCGATTTCTGCTTTTCGAGCGAGAGGAATGTACTCGCAATCGACACCGATAAAGGGGCACTTTTCTGTTTTCATCACTCTTTCTCCAATGCGTTTTCTAATCTCACAACGGCTCGCCCTATACCATAAGCGAGTGTTCTTGGGTTGGTGTAATTAGAAAGATTAATTAATAATTCTTTGACTTCTTGAATGCTATTCCGCAACTGCTCAGTCTCGGCGGTGGCTTCTTTGTAGTTCTGATGCCACATATCGGCCTGAACTTCCCAGTAATCAGCCTTTGTCATTTCTGCTGAAACTTCACGGTCAGGCATTTTGTGTCTGTACATTCCCATCACTCAATTCCCATCCAAGTTGTCACCACGATCATCGAGCCTCTTGCCTTCATCGTAGTTTTTCTCATCCCAGCTGAACCTCGGCAAGGTCACCTTCGGCTTGGTCTCCGAGCCACCGACCGTGCTACGCAGCTTCTGAAGCCGCGCAT